AATGTAATATTAATATCAATATTATTGGAGTCAAAAAATGGCTTTAAATATTCATAAAAACAGTTTGCATTTATGAGTCCTTTACATTGAAAAATATTCACCAAATTCTCCGGGTCAATATAAAATAATTTATCCATCATACAATTTACAATGTAATCTTCGTAAATAGTGCTTTCATTTTGCATACATAATAAAACCGACATAATTCCACCAGCACTTGTTCCGTGTATACTCTCAATATGGTTCAAGTCGATAATATTATTTTTTAGACAATATAAAATAATACCTGAATCGGTGAAGCCATGAGGACCCCCTCCGGGTACTACAATATGTTTATAGACCATTTATAAAATATAACAGCGTTTTTTTAATTAGTTTTTTTTCTACATGTTCTGTAAGTGCAATTATTATGAATATATTCAATTTGAAAGATGCAGATGAACAATTGAGTGATAAAATAAATTTAGATGAATTATATGAAAAGAAACGTGAGTCAGATGAAATGAAACATCAATTGTATAACCGCATATTAAACAGAATCCATGAACGCATTAAAATAACATCACGACAAAAAAAACATGAACAATTTTGCTGGTATGTTATACCCGAAATTATGGTGGGTATTCCGAAATACGATTGTTTTGAGTGTACAAGTTATATATTAGATAAATTAAGTGTAAATGGTTTTCAAGTGAAATATACACATCCTAATTTGGTATTTATTAGTTGGAAGCATCATGTCCCCTCATATGTAAGGAGCGAATTCAAGAAAAAAACGGGAATTTCTATTGATGATCGCGGCAATAAAGTCGACGAAACAAAACAAATAACAAATGGACAGTCAAATGAAGCCGAAGACGTAAATAATTTAATGTTTAACAATAAAGGATCCAGCGATCAATTAAATAATAATTCAACAAAGAAATTGTATACCTCGATTGATTCCTATAAACCAGGTGGTCATATGGTGTACAATGCAGATCTATTTGAGAAACTTGGAGAGAAATTGAAAAAATAAATAAATATTAGTCATACATTTATTTATTTTATTTTATTTTAGACTCTGCGTGTGCGGCGAGAGTTCTTGGAGCGGCGACAGAAGCTTCTCTTCTTGCCTCTACTCATTTTGCATCCAGGGGCAGCGGCACAAGCATAAGACTTCTTTCCACGGCATGGAGAAGCTCTAAGCTTGCGTCTGTAAGATCTCTTTGCACCACTGGAAGGCATACGCTTTCTTCTCATACTTCTTGTTCTCATGGCCATTTTATACAATACGCGAAGAAAATAAAATTAAGTCGATGTCAAAAGTTGATCTTCCAAACCAGTCAGGTCAACTACTTCTTTTTTTAATTGTTGATTCAAATTTTGATAAACTATATTTCTAAATATTTCTAAACCTTTTTGAAAGTATTTTTCACAATCCACATACAATTTACTGATTTTCTCTCTTGTTTCCAATAAAATAGGTCCGATGGTTTTGGGGGTTATAGTGGAATTTAATATAATGGGTTCGTTTTTTAAATTAAAGAGTTTATCTAACATAGAAAATACGTCGGCTGTATTTTTCGCCGTGTTTTCTTTCATTTCCATAATGTTATTTTTAAAATCCTTATATAGTCCACTGTTTGTTCCTTTATAGGTTTCTTTATAGGGTGGTTGCAGTTCTTCATTTTCTTTGACAATTGTTGTTTTTTCACCTGTGTTTGGATCTACTGCGTTTGGATCTACTGTGTTTGGATCAACTGCGTTTGGATCTACTGCGTTTGGATCTACTATGTCATTTTCATCTTCGTCAATGACTAATATCTTTTGCAGTGCTGTGTCACTACATCCGCGTTCTTCGTCATATTTTGGCAATTTAAATTCACCGAATGAAGCCGGGGCACTTCCACTGTTATGCATCGCACTATAAAATTCTTGGATCATGGTCTCATATGCTTTTTTGCTTTGTGCACTCATCGTAAAAATACCTGTATTCGCGTCATATTCATCTTTAAACAAATCTTCCAAATCTTTAATACCCTTTGCCTCTCCAATGGGTGTTAATAGTTTATTTAAATTACAATAAGGCACACTAATACTTATATTATTATTATCATCTAAATTGCTCTTTTCAGATAGCAATGATTCACGCTCTGAACAATAATTTTTCTCCAATATAATACTTGCAGAACTAAGTGCGGCATCAGGAATGGATTTTTTATCCATGACACTAACAGTTTTGTTTTTTCCTTCATCACTGTATTGATATTTTGGATTCACGGTCATAATAATGGCAGCAAAAATATGAGCAATTTGCACATAAAATTTAGCAATATTTCTACATATAAGCTGTTTTTTCTTGGCATCTGATACATCCATAATTTTCTTTTCTTGTTCATCTCCTTCAGGAAATACAAAAATAGATTCTTCTCCACTTGGTGGTGCAGCTAAGTTAAATAACCCCTGAGACGCTGTTTCTAAATCACTCAATGGTACTTCTGTAGTATGTTGTTTTAATATATTCTCCACCACTAAAACCATTTTACTACAACCTGATTCTGTGTTCATATTTTTCATGTCTTGGAAATTCATGCTTAAAATATATTCACTGGCAATTTTGTCTATTAATTTTGTATCTATTTGTCCAGATGATGCAATTGACTGACCTGCTCCCATTATATTCTTATTATATAATATTAAATAAAATTGAATTTAAATACAAATTAACATAATAAATAAGCAAAATGAGTGAATACGCGCGAATAACCCAAAAAAAAAGAACTAATAAAAATACTAAAGATGCATGGAAAAAGTTAGAGTCGTCGTTCGAAATCAAGACAAATATACCACTCGAGTGTGTATATCGAACATGTGGCCAGCGAGAAATATGCGATGTATGTAATTCTTCTGTATGTATTACTGATGATGGGTTTTTAACATGTACCAATACCAAATGTAGTATTATATATAAAGATATTGTGGACCAAAGTGCAGAATGGCGTTATTATGGAGGAGATGACAATAATAGTAGTGATCCAACTCGTTGTGGTATGCCAGTAAATCCTTTATTGGTGCAATCATCTTATGGTTGTAAGGTCATGTGTGGAGGCTCATCATCTTATGAAATGCGTAAAATTCGGCGCTATACAGAGTGGCAATCTATGCCCTATAAAGAAAAGGCACATTATGATGAGTTCCAGCGTATTACGATTATTGCCAAAAATGCAGGCATTCCTCAAATAATTATTGATGAGGCGTTGCGGTTTCATAAGAAAATATCTGAACATAAAACATTTCGCGGACTAAATCGTGATGGCATAATAGCAGCTTCTATTTATATTTCTTGTCGTACACATGATTGTCCACGCACTGCAAAAGAAATTGCAACTATATTTACCTTAGATAATACCAGTGCTACCAAGGGATGTAAAAATGCTATTAGTATTATTAATGAATTAGAACATTCCTTTATTAACTCGGACAAGACGAATTTGGGTAAAACAAGTCCCGAATCATTTATCGAACGTTATTGTAGTCGATTGAATATTAATAAAGAACTGACCAAGTTGTGTGTTTTCGTTGCTTTGAATATTCAAAAGAAAAATCTCATACCAGAAAATACACCACATTCCATTGCCGCAGGTATAGTGTATTTTATAGGACAAATATGTCATTTAAATATATCAAAAAAGGATGTTAGTCGTATAAGCGAAATAAGTGAGGTTACAATAAACAAGTGCTATAAGAAATTAGACACGTTCAAAGACAAACTCATTCCTGCATGTATTTTAGTAAAATATAAGAATTAAAAATATGTGTGTTTATAAAACCTTATGGCTGATTTCCATGTCCCCAAAATAATATTTATAGTTCCTTATAGAGATCGTATTGAACATAAGCATTTTTTTCAACGCCAAATAGCATATTTAATGGAAGATTATGAGTCAAATGATTACGAGGTATATTTTGTGCATCAAAAAGACAGTCGATCATTTAATCGTGGAGCTATGAAAAATATAGGATTTTTAGCAATACGTGATAAGTACCCAAAGGATTATAAGAATATAAGTTTTGTATTTCATGACGTAGATACATTACCCTACAAGAAAGGTCTTTTGAATTATGCAACAGATCATGGTACAGTAAAACATTTTTATGGGTTCGAATTCGCTCTTGGTGGAATATTTTCCATTACAGGACAAGATTTTGAGCATGTGGGTGGGTTTCCAAATTTTTGGGCTTGGGGTGGTGAAGATAATGTTATTCAAAAACGCGTATTAAAACACAACCTACATATTGATCGCGCAGTCTTTTTTAAAATTGGAAATCGAAATATATTAAAATTTGACGATGGTTTTTTGAAATTGATTAATCGTGATGAATTGGCAACAATCGAACAAGATGATAGTTATGAGTACTATAATACTATAAAAGATTTAAAATATAAATTTAATGACGAATATATTGATGTGTATAAATTTAATACACGTGCAAAATATACTGATGCACGAAAAAATTTTGAGAGTCATAATATTACCAAATCCAATAATCGCATTCGCTTAAAAAAGAAAAGGAAAACAAGTAGAAATTTACTTTCTGGTACCCAAAATCTTAAGAAATTGATGATTATGGATTAAGATAATTAGGAACATACATATTTAAATACAATGATGATTATATATTTAAATATGGATTTTTATATGAATAATAAAAAAAATATGCAACACCAGTTGGAACAAGAAAAAAATAGGGAAATTTTAGAAAATACAGTAAGAAATATATCAGAACCATTAAATGTCAATGCTGCGAATGGAGAGAAAATATATTTAATCTACCAATATTTTACGCCGAAAACACAAAAACGCTTGGAAGAAATGCAAATATGTATGAAAAAAAATGTGCAAAATAATGCATTTGAGAAGATTTTCTTATTAAATGAACGTCAATATAGTCGCGAAGAACTGGGACTCAAGCAATATACTCATACTATTATTGATCGACGAGTAGAACAAGTAGTCATAAACAATCGTTTAAAATTCAGCGATGTTTTCGATTTTGTAGCCAAGAAAAAATTGCTTGGATTTGTCGTTGTTATTAACAGTGATATATTTTTTGATGAAACAATACGTTTATTAAATAAAACGGATATGCACTTACATAAATCAATGCTTTCTTTATTGCGTTATGAATACAGAACCTATATGCTTCAATTGAGTGATGCACGCTTATTTGGTCCACGTGGAGATAGTCAAGACACATGGATTTTTCATAGTGATTATAATATTAAAGAAGAATATCGCCGCGCTTTTAACTTTTATTTTGGTCAACCAGGTTGTGACAACAAATTACTTTATTTATATAAAACCTTGGGATATAAGTTATATAATGATCCACAAGCAGTTAAATCGTATCATTTACATGCCGATGTAGGAAGAAATTATAATTTACAACCACTTCCTACACCATATTATATTATGATGCCTTATAAGAAAGAAGGTTATGGAAATGGGTTGAATAATATTTTTGCAAATAGTGTGCGTTATAATATGGAGACGGATAGTAAAAATTTTAATGAATATTTAAAACAAGTAGTTAGTAATAATAAAAATTTTATTATACCACGTATTGCTGGAATAGAAAATAACGTGGCTTATTTAGGCTATGAAATGATGAAAAATAATGGCCATTTAGAATCTTCAAAAATAAACTATTTGAAAAGCGCTGTCAAGACGATGAAAAATAATGCTGGCATAAAGCTTAGCAATATGAATTCTATAATGGAATATGCAAAATTATATTTGAATGCATTTGATAAATGTAGTGTATATACAGATTGGGAAACGCATGGTAATGTATATAGAGGTATTAAAGGTTCTCATGATTTTATTACAAATTCCTATGCATCTACAAAAAAACCAATATGGGCACGCACACTTGATGTATTTGAATATATTCATGCTGAACCTTGGACGGAATGTTTGAGTGGAAAAAAAATATTAATAATATCCTCTTTTGTAAAAACAATAGAACAAAATATAGAAA